ACTGACGTTCTTAAAGAGGAAAAAGATACATTAGAAGCAAGTGGATTAGATGAAAAGAAAGTCAAAAATGCAATAGTTACAAAGGCTCGAATTTGGTTCTTGAATCAATGGTAGGGTGTCGCTCTAAAATAGCCGATAACGGTAGGCAACCTGGAGTAGTTGCGATTTATTAATAAAAAACTTAAATAGAATGATTAACGAATTACTAATGAAATACAAAGACCAAATACCAAAAACATTTGGAAAAAACCATAGCGAAAGATGTTATCCTGTTAGTGCTGTAATATCTATGTTAGAAGAACAAGCCAAGCAATTGCGCCAAGATGCTGTTATCAAATCGGCTTGCGTTAATTGTGGTAAGCCAAAAGAAGAACACAGTAAAGCTTCAGAATTGTGTCCAACAAGGTTTGCGCACTTTAAGCAAGCTGTTTGATAACTATCGTACAGGCGCTCGTTTTAATGGCGCTTGTACTTTGTTATCAATTTATTTAACAATAGAAAATATGAAAAATAGTGCAGAAATTATTGAACAAGCTAAAAATGCATTAGCTGAAATCGAATATAAAAAAAGAACTTGGAAAAGTGATTTAATGAGAGAAAGGGATATTTGGCAAAGTATAGCAGAAGAAATAAATTCATGTAAAGGTAAAAAACAAAAATTTTGGGGTTTAGTAATGGATTTATATCATGAGAAATACAGATAATCAATTTATTTACTATCTTTCGCAAAAAACGAGTGAATCAATGCGCTAAATATAGAAACGGAATACCAACAGAAGAATGGATTGCAACAATCGTAATTGAGACCCAAAAAGACGAAACCGTAATAGGATACTCGATTGAGTTTAGTTACGATTTAATTCCAGCTGTATGCGTTTACACTGATGTTGATTTACATAGATTAATAATAGCATTTAGGCGCAATGGAATAGGAATACTAAAGACATTGACTATCGGACACCTCCATTACATCTATTTTTTAAGAAATTCAACAGAAAATTAATACATTTGTACTATGAAACAAACAAAAAAACAGATTGCGCGTAAAATTCTAGGACTTATATTAATTCCGTTTTTTACAGCAATATTTGTATTTGACAGATTTTTACTCGTCTTTTTGATATGGTTAGAACAGCCAAAAGTAAAGAGCTGGTTTACGGGGCAAAAAGAAATGACATCCTCATTCGTTCGAGTGATATCATTTGTGTTGATTTATTCCGTTTATTCACTTATAAAATGGTTATTGTGAGAGATTACTACGAAATAAGTGGGAGCGCAGAACGGAAAATGCCTGAGGAATATGACAACTGTATTCTAGGATATGACCTTTCAAGTGATTTACCAATCTATTCAGTAAAAAAGATTGTTAAGTTGATCCAAAGAGAGGGAATTGATTACTTTGAAGCTATCGATTTATTCAATCAAACATACGGATGTGGTAATTTAGGAGCAAATGAGCCGATTTATTGCATGGATTTAGAAGATTAAAACACGAAAAAATGACACTATTTAAGAAATTACGCTCAAAATTATGCGTTAAGCTAATGAGTGAAGCACAAAAGGAAATGATAAGCATTTCAGCACAGTTAACAATCGATTACACGAACAATAGAAAGTTCAGAAGAGAAATGGATACTCTAGGTTTTGGAAAGCACATAAGAGATGCAATAAAAGCATGGGAATAAACGATAAACCTAAGGGACTAGGTGACACAGTAGAGAATATCCTCTATAATACGGGAGCCAAAGTCGTTAAATACTTGGTTAAATCGTGTAATTGCAGTAAAAGAAAGCATTATTTAAATAGGGTTGTACCTTATAAAAACACGAAAAGATGATAACACAAAAAGTAAACGTAAAGGAAGTAATACCAAACAAGTCAAATCCTAGAATTATAAAGGATGATAAGTTCAAAAAATTAGTTCAATCAATCAAAGATTTTCCGCAAATGTTGGAAATACGTCCCATTGTAGTAGATGAGAACAATATCATATTAGGCGGAAATATGCGTTTTAAAGCTTGCATTGAAGCTGGGTTAAAGGAAGTGTTTATAATCAAAGCAAAAGACCTTACAGGGGAACAAAAACACGAATTTATAGTAAAAGATAACGTAGGTTTTGGAGAATGGGACTGGGATATTTTAGCGAATGAATGGGACACTGAAAAGTTAAAAGATTGGGGATTAAATATTCCTATTTATATTGATGAAGATATTGATTTTGATAATATAAATTCAAATGAAGATAGAAGTTCAGATAAGCAAAATAAAGTAGTAACGTGTCCTAAGTGTTTACATAAATTTGACGTATAATGCCAATACCATACATGGGGTCAAAACGTAAATCCTCACAAAAAATTTACCAAACAATTAAAAATTTTAATGTAGATTCAGATACTATTGTAGATTTATTTTGCGGTGGCTTTGCTATTGGAGAAATATTCTATAAAAATGGATTTAAAGTAATTGCAAATGATAAAAATCAATTTGTAACAGCACTTCTTGACCAAACAATAAATAAAGGATAGATGAGCAAAAATGCTTAGAATTTATTACAAGGTCAAAGTTTGAAGATGTCTTGAAAAACACGAATAATTATGAAGATTGGTATGTTGGTTATGTAATGTGTATTTGGTCATTCGGAAATAATCAAAAAGGGTATATTTTCGGAAAAGAAACGGAGGCTTATAAAAGAGCAGGTCATGAATTAGTAATAAATAAAGACCCAAAACTATTAAAAGAATTATTACCAAATATTCCACAAAAATACATTGAAGGTATCTTAAAGCAAACTGATTGGCATAAGAGACGAATAGCACTTGGTAAGGTTGCAAAAGTTTTAAAAAATAGAATTTTAGAACTCCAACAACTCGAACGACTCGAACAACTCGAACAACTCGAACGACTCCAACAACTCGAAATTTACAATAATAGCTATGATGAAGTAGAAATCCCAAAAGATGCGATAATATATTGCGATCCTCCATATCAAGGAACAGCAGAATACAAAGAAGGTAGTTTTAATCATGCAAAGTTTTGGGATTGGGTAAGGAAAATATCAAAGACTAATAAAATTTATATTTCTGAATATAACGCTCCAAATGATTTTGAAGTGATATTATCTTTTAGTCAAAAAAGTACATTACAAGGAGGGGTACAGAAACATAATAATCAACCTGATGAAAAACTATTTGTACCAATTGGTCAGGAAGTGAATAAACAACGATAATACAACGAACATGGCAGGTTATAAAGATATTAAGCCCGTATGGGAAAAAGGCGAAAGCGGAAACCCCAATGGCAGACCAAAAGGTAGCAAACACCGTAGCACAATAGCACGCAAATGGTTAGAGGTTAATCAATCACTTAAAAACCCGTTAACAGGCGACAACGAAACGATGTCTCAAGAGGACTTGATGACTTTAGCTCTAATAAAAAAGGCTAGGGATGGAGATACGAACGCTTATAAAGCACTAATGGACTCAGGTTACGGCGCACCTATTCAACAAATAGAGCAAACGAATACCGAAATAGACCTATCAAACCTTACTACGGATGAATTAAAGGACTTATTAAACGAAGATGAATGAACGTAAAGAACACGCAAAAGAATTGCTTAGACGAGAGTTATCAAGACGTTCACTATGGGAGTTTTGCCGTTATTATGACCCTACTTTCTTTAATAACAGACCTTTTCTCAAGGAAATAGCAGATGCATTCCAAGAAATAGAGGAGAAAACAAGCAAGAGGCTAAGCGTTTCAATGCCCCCAAGAGCGGGTAAGTCTTATATTACGTCTTTATTTTGTGCATGGACCATTGGACGTAACCCTGACAAGTCAGTAATGAGGAACACGTGTACAGCTACATTATTCCTTAAATTCAGTTATGACGTTCGGGCAATCGTTAAATCGGACAAATACCGTAAAGTATTCAATCACGTTACCTTATCAGATGACAAATCTAATCTTCAAGGATGGAACACTAATACAAGTAAGCAAGTGGGTTATTTTGGTGCTGGAGTTGGGGGTACGATTATCGGATTTGGAGCGTCAAACGTTGCAATAACGGATGACCTTTACAGAGGTATTGAGGACGCTTTATCTGATACGGTTAACGATAGGATAAACCAATGGAAAGAATCAACACACGATTCACGTTTTGAGAGCGGATGTGCTAGGATTGATATAGGTACACGTTGGAGTTTAAACGATGTAATTGGGCGCAATATGGACTCAAAAATATACGATAAGTCGATTATAGTAAGCGCAATGAATGAACAAGGGGAGTCATTTTGCGAGGATGTGTTAACAACAGCTGAATACATAGAGAAAAAGAAGAGAACAGCACCCGAAATATGGGAGGCTGAATATCAACAACAGCCAGTCGATATGAAAGGTAGGTTGTTTAATGAGTTGAATTTCATCACTAAAGAGGAGTTTGAAGAAATAAGCAAAACTAACCCCATTGAAGGTTGTCTTGGCTACGTGGACGTATCAGACCAAGGTACTGATTACACGGCTGTTACAATTTGCGCTGTAATCAAGAAACAGTTGTTTATTGTTGACTATTTAATGACTAGGGATAACACCGATATAACGATCCCTCAAACCGCTGCAATGCTGAATAAATGGAACGTTACATATTGTAGGGTTGAATCAAATAGCATGGGTGCAATGTTTTCACGTCAATTACAGACACAGACGAAAACACGAATACTTCAAGTTCATAACACACAAAACAAAATCACTCGAATAATAATGAGTTCAGCACACGTTATGAATTCAATGACATTTGTACGTAATGGAGATAATCAAAGTGAGCTATTTATCCAAAATGTACTAAGTTTTAGTAAGGAGGGTAAGAATAAAAATGATGACGCTCCTGACTGTTTGGCTGGATTAAGTATTTTTGTACAATCAATGTTTAAAAATTTATCGTAACTTTGCTTAAATTCTAATCAAAACAGAATGGAGATTAACTTTTGGGATTCTTTTTTTGGAGTCAATTCAGGACAACAAAACAGATTTATAAATCAATTTAACCGCCTTAGACCAATACAAAATCAAGTGTGGGGGGTTAAAAACGCAATATGGATTGATACTAATAACGCTTGGGAATGGTTTTTGACAATTCCTGAGTTCAGAGCTGTAATTGATAAGCGCGCGTCAATGATGAGTTCAAATATTCCTAAGTTATACGATAAAAATAACGAAGAAATAACGGAGCATTGGTTCTTAGACATGGTTAAGCATCCTAATCCTGTTCAAAGTTGGTCAGATATTGTTTATTCATTATCCGTTAATGATGCTCTTTATTCAAATGCATTCGGTTATTGCCCATTAAGAGCATTGAATCAACGTAATTTATTCGTCCCATTGCCTTCAAATAAGATTCAAATCATGACAAGTGGTAAAACGCTTAAACAAATGGATATGAACGGTCTTGTTGATGGGTATAAATTCGAATATGACGATAATAAACTCGAAACATTACCGATTGAGGATGTTATTTATTTGACTACAACGGATGGAATGAATATCATTAAGCCAACAAGCCGAATTGATGCATTAAAATATCCATTAAGTAACATCAAAGCAAGTTATCACAAGCGAAATGTATTGCTTGAAAATATAGGGGCAATAGGTATTTTATCGGCTCAAAATAGTGATATTGGTGGAGCTATTCCAATGACTCCTGAAGAAAAAAGAGAGATACAAAAGGATTGGTTTAACCGTTCAAAAGACGAAATAATCATTACAGAAAGCCAAGTTAATTGGCAATCGATGAGTTATCCAACACGTGATTTGATGTTATTTGAAGAGCTTAACGCTGACAAAATGGCTATCATTGACGCATACGGAATGAATGCAAATCTATTCTCAAGTGAAAAAGGTAGTACATTCAGCAATGTTAAAGACTCAATTCGGATGGTTTATACGGACACAATCATCCCTGAGACACAACAGATGTACGATTCAATTTGTCATCAGTTAGGATTGGATAAACAAGGGATCCGTATAGAGGCTTGTTTTGACCATTTACCGGTACTACAAGACGATGAGTTAGCAGAATATCAAGCATTGACTGAGAAGGTAACAGCTTATAATCTATTATTGACTGACGGAGTAATCACTAAAGAGCAATATGCGATGGAATTCGGCTATGAATTAGAGCCAATTGATAAGGCACAAGCGCAACAAAACGGATTGATCCAGGCACAAACAGAATTGAGAGGAACTGTCGGAGGATTGAATGGGATAATTGCATTGAATACAGCTGTTGCAATGGGGCAAATGACCAATGAAATCGCAGTTAATACCTTAGTAAATTACTACGGATATGACCGTATTGTCGCTGAATCAATGATAACGGCAACACCTGAAATACCTATGACACCACCAACAACATTTTAACTATGAAATCAAATACCTACCAAACAAAGGGAGCATCCGAAATAAAGGATATAAGCTCAGATAAACGTCAAGTGGCTGTTTACCTAGCGAAGTTCGATAATATCGACTCGGACAATGATATGATTAAAAAGGGAGCGTTCAGTAAATCCATTTTGGAACGTGGTCCTGAAAGCCCTAGCAACAGAAAAATAGCATTCTTAAGGTGGCACGACTGGGAAAAGCCTATCGGTAAATTCCTGACGTTACAAGAAGACGATTATGGATTGTTTGCAGTTAGTCAATTAGGCACGTCAGTAGGTGGAAATGACGCATGGAACGATTATAACGATGGAATAATTCGTGAGCATTCAATCGGATTTCAATACATACAGGACAAAATGCGCTGGATTGACGATGTTAATACCCCAGCGCAAGGTTATTGGATGATAACAGAACTGAAATTATACGAGGGGAGCGCAGTAACATTTGGAGCCAATAGCGAAACGAATGTTGTTGACGTAATGAAATCAGAAGATAAGGTCGAAAAGGCGGTAAAAATATCGAACGAAATAGATTTATTAATCAAAGGACTTGCAAATGGTAAAGGATCGGATGAGCGTCTATTTGAAATGGAAATGAAATTAAAATATTTGAACAGTCAGATGTTAATACTCGCAAAAAGTGAGCCGTTCGTAAAAGAACATTCAGTGATTAGTGAGCCAATTATAACAGATGTACCGTTCAATTGGAGTGAAGTAATAAGTAAATTTTAAACAAAAATCAAACAAAAAACAAGAAAAAATGACTGAAAATTTAACACCAGAACAAGTAGTTGAAAAAATCAACGAAAAGTTCAATGCAACTTTGGCGACAATGCCAACAAAATCAGACCTAGACGGTTTGAAATCTGACGTTGAAGCTCTTAAAACATTAGAGGCTAAGAGTCAAGAAATCGAAAAAGCAATAGCTAGATTCGAAGGTAAAATGGAAGCAATGGCTGAAAAAGGATTCAAGACAGAGCGCAAACCACGTTCACTTGGTGAGGCTATTTCTCAAGCGTATGTTGCTAATATCGACAAAATCAAGGAGACAGCTGAAAAAGGCGGAATGATGACATTAGAAACAAAAACTCTTTATGACACTACAATTGATGGTGATTATACGGGAAATATTGCGTTATCTACATTAGAGGCTGGAGTATCTACAATTGCTCGTCCTATCATTAAGATTCGTGACATTGTAAACATGGGAACAACAACATCTAAATTCGTTACTTACATCTCTCAAAGCGTTCAAACAGCGTCAAGTTGGATTGATGAAGCTGGAGTGAAGATTTCAGGCCAACCGTCATACGAGGAAATTTCGGAAGAGGTTAAGAAAATCGCTGGAACTGTTAAAATTTCAAAAGAAATGTTAGCGGATCTTGCATTCGTTCAATCTGAAATCAATAGAGATTTGATGGCGTCTATTGACCAATCAATTGAAGATGCTTTATTGAATGGAGCAGCGGGCGGTATTAATGGAATTTTATCGAATGCTGTTACTTTCTCGGCTGGTACTTTTGCAGGTACTGTTGTAACTCCAAACATCTCGGATGTTATTAGAGTGGCAATTGCACAGATCCAAAATGCTAACTTTGAGCCTACGCACGTTGTATTAAATCCTGAAGATGTTGCAGCAATGCAATTGACTAAATCGTCAACTGGCGAGTACACTTATCCAATGTTCTTAATGGACGTTAATAAGGTTGCTAATCTTATTGTCGTTTCAACAACTAATATGACAGCTGGAACATTCCTAGTAGGAGATTTCACGAAGTCAAATGTTAGAATGAGAGAGGCAATGAACGTACAAGTTGGTTATGTAAACGATGATTTCCAAAGAAACATGGTTACTATCTTAGCTGAGGCACGTTTAGTTCAATATGTGAAAGCAAACGATTATCCAGCATTCGTTGATGGAACAATCGCAACAGCAATCGCAGCGTTGGCAGTATAAAATAATAACGGGGGTTGAGTTCTTAACCCCTCTTTTAAATTTGCACAATGGAAAAGAAAACTCGTAAAAAAAAGGATATTGACGTAACGTTAAACGTGAATAATGCTGAATTGAAAGTTAAAAGAGATATTAAGGGAACAGAAATTGACCTAGATACTCGAATAATTGACGTTCACATTGACAAGACGGCAACTGAAACAAAGGTACAAGTTGAAATTGATGACAAGGTTATTTATGAATTTGTCGGAAATGGAGAATCAAAGCATTTGCCTAAGGGAGCAATATTTAAAATAACGGGTGAAATGTTAAAGCATTTTATCAAAAAAGGGTTTGGAAAACTAAAAAAGTAAGTAGATGTTTTTAACAGTTCAAGATTTTACGGGAAAATATCAGTTAAGTACGGGAATGTATGACGTGACTAAGTTACAAGATTACATTGATAAGTACGAAAAACGTTATTTAATAGAGTTATTTGGAGCGAAATTATACGATGAGTTTATCAGTGATTTGAACATTCAGAATGTTCCTAAGTCGCCAAACTTTCTAAAAATTTACAATCCGTTCTATGAAAATATTACGTTTAGACAATTGATAATTTCCGAGGGGATTTTAGAGATGTTAAAAGGATTCATTTATTTTGAGTATTCAAAGGATCTAATCAACCAAATGACACCGTACGGAAATGTTCGCCCAATTAGTGAAAACTCGGAGCCAGTCAGCACGTTATATTCAATGATTTATGCACGTTATAACGAGGCTATTAAGACGTATAGAGCAATCCAAACGTATATTGTGACTAATTTCAATGCGCCAACAGGTCAAGTGATTTCAATTTCGTTGCTTACTGGAGGGACCAATTACGTTTCACAGATTAACAACGGAACGCAAACGCTCATTTATGGGGACGGTAACTTGACGTTGAATATTGTTGCGAACAACTTTTTTGTTGTAACGGGCGGAACGGTCAATATTGCTGGGGTAAATTACGTTGCTGGAGCTATTACAACGGTTGTCGGTGGGAATTATGACGCTACTTTTGAGATTACATACGTTGGTAAAGGGGATTTCACTACGTTTAACGGTCAAGCAAAACAAACAGTTTACTGGGTATGATAAACGAACTTTCAAATATTGTTCAGAACATTGTTTTGGCATAGACAACATGATTCAGGGAGTTTATGACATTAACGATGAAAAGACGTATGCGTGTAAAACGAAATGGACCAGAGTAGGGAAAACGGTTGTTTGTAATGGCGAGGAGTTCACTGTAACGGGGCTTGAAGAGGATGAGTGGTTAACGGGGACGAGTCCAAATCCGTTGGTATTATTAGACGGGGTTATTACTTTGCCTCAACCGTTCTTTATTCATGGAACTAAAAAGGCTACTAATAGAGAATGGACTATCTTAAGCAACAATGTAAGCTCAAAAACACCGATTATTTGGCTGTTAGGTTCGTTAAATTACAAACAGTTTGGGCGTGAAAGTACAATCGACATTGAAAGTTCATTGCGAATATTCTTTTTAGATGAAACAGACGTTACTAACTATTACACAGCGGATCATGTAACGCAAGTTGTTTATCCAATGGAGCAACTAGCGATGGAATTTATAGCTACAATAAACAAAAACAGAAATTTTAAAACTATTGAAGATTGGGAGATTATCGAATTTACGAGGTTTGGTGTTGAACAAGAAAACGGAATGTTTCAGAACATTTTAGATGCAAATTTAAGTGGGGTGGAGTTAAGAATAACGCTCACAAAGTACAAGGAAAATTGTAAATGTTAATTAAAAAAAACAAGAAAAAATGAGTATAGGATGTAATTGCGCAAGTGGATTAAGTAATACGGGGAGACCTAATTGCGTATCACTTCAAAGCGTAACAAGTAAATTAATAATGGTTCAGTTGTTTGCAGCGGATGGAACGGCAAACTATTTAGATTTGTCAGCTCCATTACCAGTGTAGGCAACATTAGTAAATGAGGCGGATGCTTCAAAAAGATGGTTTCCATTACCAAACTTCGAGAA